AGGTTATGCAAAAAATAGAAAGAGGAATATATGAGTAGAATACGTATGAACACCGAGTTAAGAACTAAAATTCTTAACCGATATAGAGAAAGTGCAGAACAAGAAAACACGCAAGAGAACGAAGCAAGGAAACAAGCAAGAGAACAAGTGGATTTAATTTATCCAAAAACTTTTGATCTTGCTAGACAAGTTGTTGAGAGATCATATCCACCAGAAGATGTTTTAACTTGTAGAACATTGAAGCGAAAATATGGAGAACCTCTTGACGTTGTTGCAAAAGATAAATGCTTTTATTTTTCTTATGCAAGAGAAAATCCAAGTGAAGATGAGGACAAAGAAGTGTCCGAACATTTTGACTTTGGTTTATATGGTGATGTTGAGGGTGATAGCAATTATGGTCGTGGTGAAAGTGGTAAGAAATTTGCTTATGCTTATTATCGTGATGAGTTGAAAGCAAAAGACCTTGACGCAGATATACTTGCCAAACAAAATGGCAAAGATGACAACCCACATAAAACAAAGCACATTGATTTGAATGACAAAGCTTTGGGATATAGTGGTTATTCAAGTTATAACTATGACCGAGATAATACTGTCGGAATTGCTAATGACTTTGATAATAAATATGAGTTGGATATTATTGGAACTTCACATTGTCGTTCAAGAACTATTGCTTGCACACAAGAGGAGTTTTTAATCTTCAAAATGTTCAAACAAGCAAAAGGACAATTAATAGTATGCCATCAAAAATGGATTGATAGTATCACAAAACAATGTGAAGCTATGAAAACAGGATTGAAAGCATATCGTTATTTATCTGAGGGCGTTGAGTTAATGACAGAACTTGGTGTCACTTGTGATGAAGCAGAATTAATCAGAACTAACTCTACTGGATTGGTTATTTATAACCCAGTTAATTTAGCTAGTATGATTAAGAGCATGAAGAACACAACCATAACAAGAGAACAAAAAATAGCTTTAAGAAAGGCATACGAGCAACAGATAAACTAAGCTATTGACTATGGGATAATTCTATGATAGGATTATCCCATAACAGAAAGAAGAAATAACATGGAACTAAATAAAACATTTTATATCGTTTACTATTCTAACAAGGATAAAAAACATATAACAAGACAAGGTAAGCATGATGAAAAATCCAGATATGGAACATCTAAAAAAGGCAATCCTTATTATGTGTATTATGATTTAGACGCACATGGATATAGAACTGCAACCGACAGTTGGAAAGTGAGGTTTTAATGATTGCAAGTTTATTAGGAATATTAGGTGGATTTATATTATTAATGTTAGGTGTAATTATTGGAGTTCATTCAGATATAATAGTAGGTGTATTAGTAATGTTCGCTGGACTTGTTTCAATGCTTCACTTCTTACCTTATTACAAGGAGAACAATCATGAGTAAAAAAGAAATAGTAAAAGAGTTAAGAGAAATATTAAAGGTGTATCATTATGAAAGTGATACAGAAAATATGTCTAAAGATGTTGTTACAAGTTTAGAGAACATCATTATAGGATTAACATCATGAGTAAACTTTGCCAAGGTCCGAGTTGCCACCAATACGATACAACAGACAGGAAACGAGGACCAAAAGGAAACAAGAGAAATATAACTCGTAATGTTGGAACGTATAACTATGGCAATGGAAACTTTTGCACTCTTGGTTGTCAAGATGATTGGTCCAAAGAATATATGACTAGGGCAGTTGATTACTTTGGTAGATTAAGAGAACCGAAAGCAATGACACCAGATAACTCTTGGACTAAACGTGAGCGATATAGTTGGCAAAATGATAGCCACGTATCTACTTACTACTATCGCAATGTATGTACCAATGAGGAAAGACCATTGACCGAGGAACAATTTAATGATAATACTTATACATTAAATACAGGAGAATAACTTATGACAAACAATGTAGCATGGTGGAACTTACCAATCGATGAGTTAGAACAAATGGCTGACAAAGATGGTAAGATTAAACTAGAAACAAAGATCAAGGCAACAAACCCTTACTCAGGTCAATCAACAATGTTAACACCTGAAGAACACAAGTTATACATTGAGATTAAAGAAGCTGAGATGGACGAGCATTATGATGTAATGCAAAAAGGATTAGACAAGTTTAGTAGAATGAATGCAAAAGCATTTATGGTATTACTAGATTAACGAACCATCAACCATGTGCAACGCGCTAACGCGCGTTGCAATAGAGGTACCAAACCCAATCCAAACTAGAATAGATTAAGACCCCCTTACCCCCTTTTATATAAAAGGGGTCCCACACGTACAGGTTGTATTGCTTGATTTGGAGAGTTAATGCTGTTAAAAACGTTTTAAACATCTAAAGTGATGCTAAAAAAATTTTAAAAAAATGAATTTAAACCAAGTAGACGTTAGTAAACTACCTGCAGACATTAGAAAGCAATACAAGCAACTTCAGGTTATGCATGCGGAAAGAAAGATACAGAATAAAGCAAAAAGTGATTTTTTAAGCTTTGTCAAGTGCGTTTGGCCCGAGTTCATTGAAGGCGCGCATCATCGGCACATTGCAAAAAAATTTAATGAGCTGGCAAATGGTAAAATTTCACGTTTAATCGTGAACATGCCTCCACGGCATACAAAATCAGAATTAGCGTCATATCTTCTGCCATCGTGGATGGTGGGCCGTAATCCAAAACTCAAAATCATTCAGGCAACGCACACTGGTGAACTAGCCATTCGTTTTGGTCGTAAGGCCAAGCACTTAATTGATTCGGAAGAGTATGCAAAAATTTTTAAGACAACTCTACAAGAAGATTCGAAAGCTGCAGGAAGGTGGGAAACTGCTCAGGGTGGTGAATACTTTGCAGCTGGTGTTGGTGGAGCAATCACGGGCCGTGGTGCGGACCTCCTGATCATTGATGATCCCCATTCTGAGCAAGATGCGTTATCCGCTGGTGCATTAGAGTCGGCTTATGACTGGTACACCTCAGGTCCACGTCAAAGACTTCAACCAGGCGGAAAAATCGTTTGCGTTATGACAAGATGGTCAACAAAAGATTTAACAGGTATGTTATTGTCTCATCAAAAGGAAGCGAAAGCTGATCAATGGGAAGTGGTCGAATTTCCGGCGCTCTTGGACCACGGATCAAAGGTAGAACCCGTTTGGCCAGAATATTGGAATTTAGAAGAGCTAGAAAAAGTTAAAGCAACCCTTCCAGTTGGAAAATGGAATGCACAATGGATGCAAAATCCAACTTCTGAAGAAGGAGCTATTATAAAACGTGAATGGTGGCGTAAATGGACAGATGATAAAATTCCACCTTTAAAACATGTTATACAATCTTACGATACGGCTTTCATGAAAAAAGAAACCGCTGACTTTAGTGCAATCACTACTTGGGGAATATTTTTTCCAGATCAAGACTCAGGAGCTAATCTCATCCTGTTGGACGCTGTTAAGGGAAGATACGAGTTTCCTGAACTACGGAGAAAGGCTTTAGAACAGTATAAATACTGGAATCCGGAGTCGGTCATCGTTGAAGCAAAAGCCTCGGGCCTTCCATTAACCTATGAATTAAGACAGATGGATATTCCAGTAACTAATTTTACCCCTAGCAAAGGCAACGATAAACATGTAAGAGTAAATACGTGTGCACCGCTTTTCGAATCTGGTATGATATGGGCGCCAGATCAAAAATTCGCAGAAGAGGTGATTGAAGAATGCGCAGCATTCCCACACGGTGATCATGACGACTTAGTCGATTCTATGACTATGGCCGTAATGCGCTTCAGGCAGGGCGGTTTAATAAAACACCCAGAAGATTATAAGGACGAAAAACAAGCGCCTAGAAAACGGGTTTATTACTGATGTCGGCATTTTTAAAAGCATTATTTCAAAAGTACGCTAGACGGGTACTTATGGGAAAAGGGGAAGGAATTACGAGAATTCCTCCTAAAAGCATAGTTGATGAATTTGCTAAGGATCATTACAAAAATTTTAAAAAAGCTGGTATTCCTGATTTCATGATTAGATCAGAAAATGACATAAAAGTTATTTATAATCAACTAACAAACATAGA